AACCTACAACGCCGAGGACTACGACATAGTAAGCGTAGCGCCCGAAGGCCGCCGCCGTTTTTTGCTAGTCAAAACAACCCTGCGCGACAATGGGACGGGGTAACACTATTTACCTAAAAAGCGAAAGCGGCAGAGTGGAAAGCTTCGACCAGTTCCGGCAGAACCTAAAGAAATTAGGCACGTCGGAAACTTTGCGTTTTAGGGAGCTTCGCAACGTCTTAAAGACCGAAGCACGTCCACTAGTGGAAAGGGCCCGCAAAGAGGCTTACAATGAGTTACAAGCCAAAGCCAGCTATAAGGCACGCGGCGTAAAGGATGCCAACAAAAAAACAAACGGAGCATTTTACAACCTTTACAAAACCATAGACGTATTTGCCAACAAAGGAACCGTTAAGGCTTACGTAGTAGTAGGCATACGCTCAAGCAAAAAAAAGGGAGCATACTATGCCCCCTGGCAGCTATTCGGCGGAACTGCAAAGAATTTTACGCCAAAGGAATTTTTTGACAAAGCGTTACAAGGTAGCGACGTACCCCGCAAGGCAGCCGAAAAAATGAGTAACTTTGTACAAAAGCGTATTAAAGCACACTTGCGGTGAACTATTTACAGTACATACATGAAGCGGTCCAAGCGTCTACTAGTACGCCGGTCTATTCATTGGCAGCGCCGCAAGCTGAAACGGGGGATTTTATCGTAATAAACCTTAACGGCATATCGGTAACCGAAACTAAGGACCAGTACGTAGCCGAGCGCGTAGCAGCTACATTATTCATGCACTACGCCAGCGCAGACGAAGCACAAAACGAACTGACCGAAATACGCCACAATTTGCAGCACTACCCCCGCGTTATGCCTTTGTACTTACAATACGTCAACCAAGACAGCGGAAGCATTGAGGGCGTACAGTGCGCGGCGGATGCCATAGGCGTAGCGGCAGAACAAACCTTTACCATAGCCTACATGGAAAATATGCAGGCCTTTTACAATGAACAGCAGGAAAGTATTATACTGGCTGCGGATTTCACCTTTCTAATAAACTATTAAACATGAGCAACATAAGCGGCGGAGAAGTTCGCCTTTTTTTAAGCGCAGACGGCGGAACGACCTACAAGGCGTTTGCAGCCGAAACGGAGTGCAGCATTGAGCTGAACGCCGATACCCGCGAAACCACTAGCAAAGACATTGCAGTATTTCGCTCTTACGTAACCAGCGCTAAGTCTTGGACTATTAGCGGTAGCAGCATCCTAGGCGACGACGACGCAGCAAAGTGGAACGTAGACGAACTATACGCCAAAGTAGGCGACCTAGTTAAAGTTCGCATTACTCAAGTTACAGCTGGTACGGTTACTCCCGTAGTAGGTGAAACTAAAGTAGAGGGCGATGCTATTCTTTCGCAGCTTTCAGTTAGCGCTCCGGACAAAGACAATGGTACAGTAAGCTTTACGCTTAACGGTACTGGTGCATTTACCGTAGGTACAAACTAGAGCCATGGAAGGGAAAAAGTTCACGCTGGGGGCAGCATTGCTATTTGAAGAGGTGACGGGTAAAAGCGTTACAAATATGGGTAACCTAGGCCTGGCAGACATGCTAGGTATGCTATACGCTCAAGAGTTTTGGGATATGGCAGACCGGCCAAGCTTTGACGAGTTCAAGGCTATGGCAGGGGCTTGGGATATTACCGAACTTACCCAGCGGCTTAACGGCCCTTTTTCCCAGCCGGCGGCCCAGTAGACGTACTAGGCCAGCTGGTGGGTCGCTTAGGTATTGCACCTAGCGAAGCAAAGACGTTAACACTGGAACAATTAGAGGCCGTGTTTAGGCACGCCTTGGAACGGGAAAAGGACGAGTGGCGAAGGCAGCGATGGCTAGCCGCCGTGCTGGTAAACATAAGCGGAAAGTCGGTCAAAAAAGCAATTTCTGAAACCGACCTACTAGCGTTTGAAGATGAGAAAAAAGAAAGCAGCCTAAGGGCATTATTAAGGAGCTATGGACGTCACAAGTAAAGTATTATTAGGCTTAGATGCAGACGGCTTCCGCCGTGGCATACAGCAAGTAGACGCTAAACTTAAGGAAACGTCGAAGCTGTTTGGTAACCTGGGTGGCCTAATTGGTGCCACTTTCGCCGTAGGCCAAATTACGGCTTTTGCCAGCGAAGCCTTTAAGCTCGGAAACGAACTGCAAAAGGTAGAGCAAGGCTTCAAAAGGATAGGCGGGGCCACTACCCTGGACCAGTTACGCAAGTCCACAAATGGACTAGTTTCTGACCTGGAGCTTATGAAGCGAGCTACTATGGCCAACAACTTTGGCATAGGGGTAGAAAAGTTAGGCGGGCTTTTGGAATTCGCCAAACGCCGAGCGCAGGAAACTGGGCAAGAGGTGGACTACCTGGTAGAATCCATTGTAACGGGTATAGGTCGTAAGTCGCCGCTTATCTTGGATAACCTGGGCATAAGTGCCAGCATGCTGCGAAGCAAGCTAAACGGCGTAAGCGTAGAAGCCGCAAGCGTCGGCGAGGTTACGGCAGCCGTAGGCGAAATAGCGCAGGAGCAGCTAGCGGCCATGGGCACCGCCGCCAACAATGCCAGCGACCGAGTGCAGCAGCTTTCGGTTAAGTTTGACAATTTAAAGGCATCCATGGGCGTAGGTCTACAAACTGCCGCCCTTTCGTTTTACGACCTATTCGACCAGCTGTTTAAAGACCTTAGCCTAGGCTTTGAGGGTATGATTCAAGCCATGGTACAAAGTACCGGCACAATTTCAGCGCGGCGTATTGCGACAATAGCCAGCCAAGGCTTTGAACCCCAAAACGTAGGGGCCACCGAGCCAAACCTACCCCCTGGACCGTCGGTACTAAACTTTGGTAATTTTAGCGCTCAAACGCTTTCGAGCATGAAGGAGCGCCTGGCTGCCTTTAACGCGGAGCTAGAGAACACACAAATAGGCAGCGCTCGCTTTGTGGAGCTTACCAAAAACATAGGTAACCTCAGCCTGGCCATAGATAAGGCCATGGGCAAAATATACCTAGGCGGGGACCAAGCCCTTATAAGCGTAGACAAACTAAACACTAAAGGCCTAAAGTCTTTTGGCACCGTTACGCTAAAGGCCGGAGAAATACTAAGGCAAACCTTTTTACCTGCCCTACAAGGCAGCGTAGGAACCTTTGAGCAAGTCCAGGAAAGCCTGCGTAGGTATAACGAGGAAATGGAACTATTAGGTAGGTTAGGCGCAGAGTTTGGCGCAATCTTTACCAGTAGTTTTAATGCAGCCATGGTAAACGGCACCAGCTTTTTTGAGGAAATGGGTAATTCTATTAAGAACTACGTAAAGCAAATGCTAGTAGCCTTAGCCGTTACCGCCGCCCTAGCGTTGGTAATAAGTAGCATAATGCCTAAAATAAGCTTCGGCAAAGCCTTTAAAGGCCTAAGCAGCGGCACTGGTTTGGGTAGCATTTTTGGCGAAGGTGGCGTAGTGGAGCTGGTGGCAAGTCTTAAAGGATTCGACCTTTCGGCAAATTCGGGGCGCGTTAATAAAGCACTTGCAGGAGTACGGTAATGGCAAACCAATTATTTGCGTACAGTTCGAGCAAAGGCTATACTATTAAAATATACGCCGATACCGACCAAATAAGTTATTTGCCGTTCGAGTTTGAGACGGCTAGTTGGTCCGTTACTTACGACTCCCAGGACGCATACGTACCAGGCATTGTAAGCAGCCGTATGGAGCTTAACGCCGTACTTAACAGCTTCCCCTTTGCCGTGGCCCTAGAGAATGTTTTAAAGGACGCAGAGGGCATCTTTTACATGGAGTTATTCCAAGGCCTAAGTAAGGAATGGGCAGGGGTAATTACTCCAAGCGTCGGGACTGTTGAAGTGGTAAACGGCGCTAGGTTTATAACGATTATAGCAGGCGACGGATTTTACAAGCTGGACCAGTCTAGCAGCATGTACACCTATTCGGGGTACAAGTCCTTTATAATTCAGATAGCCGATATGTTTAACCGCATGGGCTTTTTTAATTTGTTTGATGGCTTCGCGGTTAGCGATACTACTAGACGCTCGGCGGACAGTGTGGTTAAAACCTTTGACGGGCTATACCATACGGGCGGATACCACGAACTTTTTTACACGGACGAAAGCAAAAACTACCGGACCTACCGAGAGGTACTTAGCGACATTTGCGTGATTTATGGCCTACGCATGTACCAAGACAAAGGCTTTATAGTGTTCCAGGACTTTACGCGCGTCAATGACAGCGTGTATAGTTTTTATAACTTTTTTGGTACGTTCCTAGTTCGCCGAGGCTTCACGGATATAAAGACCCTCCCCGTCCAAGCTGGTGGTACCAAAATGTACCTACCCGCCGTAAAGCAAATGGACATAACCCACGCTTTTGGTAATACTAATTTTGCATTTCGTTCAGCTTTAGCCTTTGCAGAACACCAAGAGTATATAGGCACTTTTGGCTTTGGCCCAGTTTACCAAACGAAGCCCGGCATACCACTTGGATTATACGCGGGTGACGGCACTACGCACTTTGATTTTTTCGATACCTTAATGCAAGCTACGGCTAGCTACCCGGGGGACTATGACAGCCATTACACCGTCGAGTTTAGGCTGTTTTTAATGTACGGAACTAAAAGCACAAATGCCACAGTTTGGGGCGATAACCTTTTTATGTCTTTTCAAGACAGTGGGGTTATTCATGCGGCCGGCTCACCAGGTATTATAACGGTAGCATCCGGGACCCTTAATAATTACCACATACCGGTAACGCCTGCGCTTGGTAATGGTGCGGTATGGCTTTACCTGGAGTTAGTGCAAATAGATGGTGACCCTTTATTTCTTAGCAAGCCTAAGATAAAATACGACATACGCCTACATGGAACCGGGCAAACGCAGACCACGTACCGCGCAGACAATACAGCGCGAGTGCTTGGCGAAAAGGTAGACCTAAGCACCAGGATAGGGGATATAGCAAAAGGCACCCCAATTTTGCAGGCAATTACAAACGCTTCTATTAACATATCGGATTTTGTAGACGGACCGGGGGGCGTTACTCAGCCATTGCTATGGATTACCGCCAACCGTTTAACGCAGCAACGCGGGCAGCCCCAGGAGTATTACGAGCTAGACCTACACGGTACCAGCCGATTTACGCATTATGGGTACTGGGGGTTGTTTTATTATATACCGATTTCCTTAACTTATACCTGGGATACTACGCGCGTTACCTATGCGCTTTTTTACAATACGGAGCTTAAGAGTAGCATACTTTTGACTAAAGACCCAGCCTTTGAACTAGAAGCGTAATGCAGCAAACCTACTATTTTCCTTACAATTTAGCCTACTACGCTTACGTCTATGCTGACGGGGGTATAGTTGAAACTAACCTTTGCACACTATGAACACCGCACAATTTATAACTATCTTTACTGGGGGTAATTACGCCGCTCAAGTTTGGAACACCTACGAGGCCTACGTACTGGCTGACAGTGGAACAACGGAAGCACGTGAATGCACCATTAACGCCATTGCAAACTTATTATGAGTACGCCCTTTTACGATTTAGCCAGCCTGGTATTTTTGCCTTCGGGCTATAAATCCGGCAAACTGTATGCCCAAAAACCACTAACCACGGACGGGCAGCTAGCCTTTACCCGTGCCAGCACAGCTACGCGAGTAAACGCCAGCGGACTGGTTGAAGCGGTAGCTAGTGGCGTTCCGCGTTTGGATTACTTAAACAGCACTTGCCCAAAGCTTTTGCTGGAGCCGCAGCGTACCAACTTGGTAGCCTATTCGGAGCAGTTTGATAACGTATACTGGACTAAACAAGCGGGAACTGTTGTAACTGCAAATCAAACAATTTCACCCGACGGTACTCAAAATGCTGACTTAATTGTTGGCACTGGAAATGGTATTTTTATTTCTGCTTTAACTGTTCCAAGTGCATCACCAAACACGAAATCGGTATATTTAAAAGGAGTAAGCGGTGGTGAAGTAGTTATATTGCAAGACCCAACCCAAACAGTTAATAATACAATTTGCAATCTCACAACAAGCTGGCAAAGATTTACACTAACCGAAACGCAAACTGGCGGAGCCGGTGGCCTTTGGATAGCTGGGATACAAGCTGGCGGTATTTACGCTTGGGGCGCACAACTTGAGGCCGGAGCCTACGCCACGTCTTACATACCCACCACCACCGCAGCGGTAACCCGTTTGGCGGATACGATAAGCAAGACGGGTATAAGCAGCTTAATTGGGCAGACCGAAGGCACCATTTTTTGGGATTTACAAGTTAATTCACTTGCAACAAACAACGAGGGCATTTTGTATTTAGACAATGGTTCGGGATTCGGAAATAATATTTGGATTTACAAAGCCCCGACCGCATTGGATGGTTCAATTTATGTAGGTGGAGCAGTTCAAGCCTCATTCACGAAAAACAACATTTCAACAGGTCATTATAAGTGCGCTTTGGCTTATGGAAATAACAATAGTGCATTTTTTGTGAATGGAGTGCAAGTTGGAAGTACTGATACATCGTGCAGTGTTCCAACAATGAACCGTTTAGTAATGGGAAGCACGCCAGTATCACAAGACACGAGCCTAACAAATCAAGTATTGGTATTCAAGACCCGTTTAACCAACGCCCAACTTGCCGAACTAACCGCATAATTCAACAAACGATGAAATTCTTAAAATACGAGTTCACGCCTACCCAGTGGGCAGCAGCTAAAAAGAAAATAGAGCTAACCATGCCGGACATGGACGGCGGGACAGAGACAGTCTACAACCAGGAGCTAGTTACAGCTGTGGTGGAAATTGGCAAGCTTTGCAGCGAATGGTCCACTAACGAGGACGGCCAGCAAGTTTGCACTAAGTACGCCGCCAAGCTTTCGGTAGACATCCTATGGACGGCCGAGCCTTTAGGCGCTTGGTTTGCCCCTTACATTGTGTGGCCTGAGCCGTGCGGGGTCCACGTATTCGCTGGACATGAGCAAGAGTATACAAATGAATACGCTAAGGCTAACC